CAGTCTCCGCACGGGTTCCGGCACCTGTTTTCCACGGAGATGAACAGCCGCGGCTACAACAAGGACTGGATCGAGCGTCAGCTGGCCCACGCCGACAGCAGCGCGATCCGTGACGTGTACAACCACGCCACCTATCTGGAGCAGCGCCGAGACATGATGCAGGCATGGGCCGACATGGTTCTGCCCTGATCCAGCGGCGCCTATTTTTTGGCAATGGAATCGGAAGGACTTCGTTTTGTCACTGCCAGTTTTTCTCTGAACTCAGGGGCAAGCCCATAACCCCATGTGTTGTCCGGCACATGGTGGTCGCCGAACAAGCCGATCGCATACATCTCCTCGTGCTCACTCAGGCCGAACCACCTGGCTGCCTCGGCCATCTCCAGCATGTCGGACAGTTGCAGGTCGTCGACCTGGCCGCGGCGTCGGCAATCGAATGCCATCTGCACCAGCTTGGCTGCGTGCTTCTCGGGATCGGTGGCCAGGTCGCATTTATTGTCCAGCGCGGCGACCCACTCGCGGGGCAAGGAACTCTTCATGGCTAATACTGTATATAAAAACAGTATCGTATCTGGCCGGTGCTGCCCGGGCAATTGCCGGTCAGCGTCAGGTCTTCACCTTGTCGACCACCGCCTCGCACGCCAGACCAGCTATTCGGCTTCGCTCAAGCGCTGCCGCGAGGCTTCCCGCCATTCGGTCAGACTCTTCAAGCAATCCCCCGAGCACCACGACGGCAGAGGTTCTTGCCGTGCGCTGCTGGGTAGCGATGGTGTCGCAGGTGGCTCGGTGGCCATCCCGCAGTCGCTTGATCTGCTCGAGCAGCCCGCCAGCAGCAGACTCAGCAGCAGCGGCGCGGCCTTGGGCCAGTTCCAGTTGTTGTCGTGCACTCTCCCCCTCCTCGTCCGCCACTTTCTGGCGGCGCTGTTCTTCTGTTCGAGCCTGGGACGCGGCGCGCCGGTCGCGCTCGGCCACCTGCAGGCGGTAGTCGGCGAGTTCGCTGCGGTCAGATGCAGTCTCGGCCTGGGCGACCACGACCCGGTACTGCTGGCCGCCAGCGACCAGCACCAAGGCAATCAGCCACCAGCACCATGCCGGTACCGCGCCAAGCCAGCTCATGCCAGCGCCCGCCGCACGCCTTCATCAATGATCCCCGGCGGGTACGGGTTGCCGCCGTTTTCGTGGATGATGATGCTGACTACCATCCATTTCAGCGTGGCCGGGTTTCGGATGTCGATCGTATCGGTAGTGCGTACACCGATGCGCTTGGCCACAGCTGCGGCGTAGGCCTGGGTGTCGTTCTCGTTGCTCGGCGCCCACCGGTTGATGGTTTCCAGCACAGTGTCGATGCCCTTCCCGCCCACACCTGGCATGCCGTCCTTGCCGCGGTAGTTGATGAGCAGCTTGCCCAGGGCGCGAATGCCGTTCTCGGGCGTGTCGAAGATGGCGAAGCGGCCACCAGGCTCTTTGCCGATCTGACCCTGCCAGTCGTTGCGCGGGTTGAAATCGATGTTGCCAGGGTTGCGGTTGCGCACGCCCCGGGGTTGGGATTGGATCATGGGTTTTCTCCAGGCAAAAAAATACCGCCAGGCGGCGGTCGGTGGATTCGGTGCGGCTCAGGCCGGCAGTACGGGCCAGTCGATGGCCGTTGGGTACCCTCCCTGCTCGGGCACTTCGACCAGGTCGAGGCGGTAGTTCTTCCAGGCCTTGAGCAGGTCCTGCTTGGCTTGATCAGCGCGGCCAAGCTCTACGGCATCCTGCAGCGGGGCAATTGCATCGTCGGCGATCTTGCGCAGGCGCGCCGATTCAGCCTGCGCCCGGGCAAGAGTCTCGGCTTCAGCTTTAGCCGTCTTCATTTCGGCGGTGATCATCATCGACCAGTCAATGACGCCTGCTACGGCTGGCTGCGGATCAACAGTCTCAAGGCCAGGCAGGGATACCGCGCCATCAGCAGGGTTCACGATATCGGCGGGGAACCTGGCCGCCTCGGGAGCATCTACGGCGTGCGGAAGCCGTAGGGTGACAACAAGATCCCCATTCACTCGCTCGATTGGCTCAAGAACATCGATACTGCCTACGGCATCAGCCGGAAGCGATGCGCCATCCGGAAGATTGGTGAAGTCCAGCGCGACATTGTTGACGGTGAGCTGGTCTTTAAGTCGGAAGACCACCAACGTAGTATCCGAGCGAACTGGTGAAAGCTTGATAAGCATCAGAACCACCTCCCGTGAGCGGAATAGCAGATGGTGTAGTACTGGGAAGTACGGGAAACGGTTCCGTACAGGAGGATGGATGGCCAGCCAGAGTATGAGGTATCGCTAAATGAAAAATCTTCATACCCAATCATAGTTGGACCTCCCATGCCATTTGCCTCGATGCTGATAGCGGGCGTTGCGGCGAATGCTGCTGGGAAGGGCTGAGCGGACTCAGCTCCTGTTGCTGCATACGCACCTCTGTATGAAACGTTGACAGCTCTCGCTAACACCAAAGTCTTTCGGCAGATAAGAGTCCCACAGGCATATTTTTCATAGGTACCATTGGCGTTGTTGCCGCGCTCCATAAGCGCACCAGTAGGCGTACCGCCGCTCTGACTTACAGTGCCAAGCACGTCCGCAACAGCAGACGACTTAAGCCCAAGGCCAGATCTCGCGGTAGCCGGGCTATTACCCCCCGTACCGCCCTGAGCAACGCTTAGGGCGGTGGTCATACCGGTGAGCGAGGTGATGTCGCTATTCGCGCCCCTCGACGCCGCGCCAATGTTGGAACGAAGCCCTGCAACATTCGCTGGCGTGCCAAGCATGGCGAGGGTGCCGCCGAACTGGTCGACCAGCTGACGCAGGCGGTCGGCCGAGTCCTTGACGTAGCCTTGCATCGGAGCGAGGCCATACGCGCCAGCGGATACGGTCGCGCCCTGGTAGGCCGGCAGGATACTCAGCACCGTCGCGCTCGCGATGTTGGCCACCTCATACCAGCGGCCATCTGGCCCCTGGAAGGCATCCCCCACCCTGGCATTGGCGGCGAAGTCAGTGTTCGTCCCGACCACCGAAGTTTGGCCGGCCGTGATCGCGACCGTGCCTGATCTGTACCATGGCATGCGTGTTTCCTTTCAAAGGGGTTTCATTGGGCGAGATGCAAAGAGAGTTCGACCGTTCACGCTGACCGGGTTTATTCCGTCGTGATTTTCGCAGTACATCTGCAGCACGCTTCTATTTCCAGAAAGGAAGCCGCCGAAGTTGGCCCTAAACGGCTGAGTTGTCTGGATGACGTTGGTGCTTGAGAAAAGAGCGTTCCCCAAGACGTAATCCTCATAGCTGCCAGTCCAGGCCATCTGCGCTGGTGAGGCGTAATAGCCCGTACCGGTAATCGGGGTGCCGGCGGTTGCGAATGAGTTGGTCGCCGGCTGGCTATTAAGCAACGATAAGTTGGCAGTTGTAACAAACAGCCTGTTTCCCGCAGCATCCTTCACTGAAGCTCCGTACTGGCCGACATCAGTGTTCGGCGCCATGTAACTCGCGCAGAACCACTTTATGGCCATCGGGTAAAGGGCGATATCGCCGTGCGCGGGCCTTGATGGAAAGGATTTGATCCGAAATCCTGTCCAGTTTCCCGGCGAGCCCTTGACGTAGAAGTTTCCGATCATCATGTAGTCAGCCGCATTGAAGAAAACCAGCGGGCGCTCATAGGTGGTGATCGGCGCGGGAAAGGTCACGTCTCCCCACTGTATAAAACTTCCTGAGCCTGGCCCTTGCTGCCCCAAATTGAGAGCACCGTTGTATCTGACGCTCAGCAGCTTATTTACCGAGTCGATCTGAGTACGAACGCTGTTGTTCGCGGCACGGATCCCATAACTCCCAGGAGCCGAAAACGGCTCTCCCCCTTGCGACAGGATCATCACCTGCCAGGCGAGCGTCTGAGGCTGGCGAAGCTGCAATTGCCCAGTCGAATACCAGGCTTGAGGCGAGAAGGTTAGCTCGCCACTGTCACGGATGGTGTCCACCACCACGAACGAAGCGGCCTGTATCTCCGGTATCGAAATGTACTGATCAAGTGCGCCATTGCCCGTCACCTGCATCATCTTCAGCGAGCGAATTGGCGTGATTGTGGTATCCAGGGTGATGGCCCCGGCCGCATCACGCGTCCGGAGCCCGTACAGATCAGCCATCAGGTGAGTCTCCCCAGCGCGGCTCGTTCGACGCCGTTGGCGTCATAAACGTAGATACCGCCGTTGTTGATGAGCACGCTGCCGCTGGCATCCTGGCCACGGAAGGTGAACACGCCGGTGACCATGTTCAGCTCGATCAAAGGCCGGCCCTGAGCGTCCACGGCCTGGGACCTGAGCGTGCCGCTGTTGACGATCGTCTGGATGTAGGCCGAGTTGATGAATGCCTGGTTGATGAAAACTTGAGAACCCTGCACCACGAACGGCAAAGACACTGTACCGTTCACGCCGTTGACCACAGCGAATCGGTCAGCCGACACTAGGAACTGACTTTGAAGGCCGGCGGGTCCGTTCTCGATGCCCAGCCCAATGCCGGCGGCCACATACTGGCCCTGGGCATTGACCTGCATCTTCACCGTCCACATGGTCGACAGCTTTCCGGCCGTATCGGCATAGGCCGAAGATGTCTGCTGGATCGCTGCCGAGTTGTCGGCAACCGAAGCGTTCAGCTGCTGTATCGCCGTGGCCGCAGCCTGCTGGTTGGTCGCAACCGTCGTTTCAACCGTGGTGATACGGCTTTCATTGCCGCCGACGCGAGCCTCCAAAGTCGTGGTCCGCTGGGCCTGCGCAAAATCGGCCTCTGCCCGCACCTTGACCTCTTGGGCGTAGCTGGCGGTGCTGTCCCAGCCCTTCAGCGCGTCCAGCAGCTCGCCTTCCCCATCGTCATCACGGGCCGAGGCACGTAGCGCCTGCAGGCTTCCTGCCGTAGCAGTGACCTTGCCGTCGACATCAGCGATGTCGGCGGTGTTGGTGGCCACCTGCTGAGCCAAGCCATTGGCAGCCTCGATGGACTGGCCAACGTCGCCCCAGAGCGCGGCATTGGGCGGAGCATTCGCGCCAGAGGCGTCTGCAGGAACAGGCTGCAGAGCCTGGTAGATCCGGCCATCCACCACGACCATTTGGCCCTTCTGGTAAGCCTCATCCTTGTCGTAGGCCTTGAGTCCGTCCAGCGCTGCAATCTGCTCTTCCAAGCCAGGAATCTTCTGGATTTCCTCCAGCAGCTCCTGGCCAAGTTCGCTCTCGGTGATCTTGCCCGACAGCGCTGCCAGCATGGCGGTAACGTCGTTCGACGTGGACGCGGCGATCTTCAGGAAGCCGCTTACCCCGTAGGCGTTGCGGGAGCGGATGAAGTAGAAGTAGTTGGTGAAGAACGCGAGGCCGGTATGGGTCAGGCTTAGACCTTGCCCCAGGTATGTTGCCTGCGCAGCGTGGGTTTGCGGATCTTCGCTGTAGAAGTACTCGTAGGTGCCACCGTTCAGCCCGTGCTGCACGTTGCTCGGGAACAGCGTGATGGTGTCGATCGTGGACTGCACCGTGCACGCCTCTGGAATTGGCGGGCCATCGATGTTCACGGTGATGGTGGCCTCGCCGGAGCGGGTCAACGGGCCCAGAGCAGCAACACTCATCGTGTAGTTGCCAGACGGCAGGCCAGACAATGGCAACTGAACGGCAGTCGCCGGCACCTGCTGGGCTTGCACGGCTGTCGTACCCTGGCGCACGGTCACTGCGTAGCCAGTGACGGTACCCGCAGGAGGTGTCCAAGACAGCACGCCTTGCACAACCTCGGCAGCCTCGTCAGTCGACCAGGTCAGGTTGGTCGGACTGCCCAAGCCACCGGCTGGCAGGCTGATGAAGCCTATCGGGTTGTACGGCTGGCCTACGGCATCATCGAAGATGGCCGGCTCATTCTGGGAAACCGACACGCTGCAGCCGGTATCAGCAGCCATCGACCAGTCAGTTACGATGAACTCGCCCACGATGTTCAGCGAAGGCAGATTGACCTTCACCGACCGGCCAGGCCGGCAGTTGTAGCCCACGAAATTCATCGGAATGCTAAGCGTCCCGCCAGCGCGCCGGCGACGTAGCTCGATGTTCGCGAGACGCTGTGCCTGGTACGGATCGCTCACGTACGGAAACGCCAGGGTCTCGGCCGCCTCGCCGCCATCGGCTCCGACCCACTCGGCCACGGAAACCTCGGGCTAATCGGTCTCGGCCCAGGCCTGGGACGGGTCGATGAAGGTGCCGCGCACGGTGTTGAGGGCCGAATCGTTGGAAGGCTCAGTGCTGCCGGTGACGGTCCCGGTGACCATGTCCTCGGTGATCTCGAAATCATATGGCCCGTAGTAGGCCCCCACCTGCAGCATCCAGCGGCCGCCGACACGGATCAGCTTGGCACCGCACGCAGCCTCCAGCTTCTGCATGACCTGGGTGCGCGACTCGTCGGCGCCGATTACGCAGCCCGAGTGATAGCGCGGTGACGTGGAGCCGTCCGGATTGGCAACCGACTCATCGCACACGCTGGCACTGTTGGCGAAGCTCGCGAACACAATCTCGTCATCCGGCACACCGCAGCGATTGCGCAGGAACCAGAGGATATGCAGTGCCGTGTTCGCGCTGTAGCCCGTCATGCCGGTGCGCGGGTCGTAGATATCCCGAAGCCCGCGGATCACAAAGCGAACGTCAGGGATGCCTGACGGGTATTTCTCGGCGCTGTACTTGAACGACAGGCGGACGTAGGATAGGCCGCGCCCGATCTGGGTATCGCGCCAATCCGGGCAGTTGGCCTTCAGGAACGCGTTGACCTGGGTCGGATCGACGACGAGCTCATAGGAAGCGTACTCGCCATAGGCCTGGACCACTTCCTCGCCGAGGTAGATATCCTCCAGGCCATCAATCGCGCCTTCAGACAGTATGTAGACCATGTGCAACCATTCACCATCGGTCTGGTCACCGGCTTGCTCCTGCCCCCAGGCCAGCACGCCGCCCGTGCTCACCCGCCCCAGCACATAGCGGGCGGCAGCCTTCGAAGAGCGCAGGGTCTGGCTGGACGGCTCACTGGCACGTAGCGAACCGGTATCGAGCTTGTCCTGCTGCGACGAGACGTAGAACGCCAGCGCAGCACCCGCCAAGGCGCCCCACGGTCCGCCCTGGGCAAAGCCGATCGCGGCGCCGACGGCAACCTGGGCCACCTTCTTGACTGCTGAACTCATTCAACTCTCCACACGGTCAACGGCTCACACTCGATCCGGCCCACCCCATCGGGGGACACCGACCAGAACTCATCCGCCCAGAAAACCGCCACGCCCCGGCCATTGGGGCCGTCGTACAGCGCAATGTCGCCGCGCTGGATCAATCCTGGCTGTACCCGGGCAAAGCAGGCATCCCATGCCGCCTCCAAGGATCCGTGCAGCTTCTTCAGCAACCGCTTCGCGCCGGCCTCGGATGAGTACTTGCCCCGGTATGCTTCGGCAGGATCAACCCCGCACACCGCCACGGCGCAGTCGGCGGCAAACAGGCAGCAGTCAAATTCACCCCATGAAAAAGGCCGCTCTATGGCGGCCTTGATCGTGTGGGCAAGCTGTGTCGTCCAATCGCGCTTTCGCATGGTCACTTCTCGTAGGTGAACTTCGGAGCATCCTTGGAGGCGCCCCAGTAAATCGGCCAGTCGGCAATCTGTGCGATGGCGAAGAAGAAGCGGTCATCCTGGCGGCGGGCACGATGGTTCTCATCTGTCCATCGCTCAGTGCCGGTGCGGTTCCATTCGGCCATTCGGTCAATGAGCGGGACCGTGATGCTATTGCCCTCCTCGCCGTTGCCTGCGTAGGAGAACTTGGCGGCGTCCATACGCCCACTGAACAGGATGTCGGCGGCGTAGGTGCCGTCCTCGGCGAACACCACGAACATCAGCTTGCCGGCCCGACCTCGGCAACCCTTGAGCGAGGTCTCGGTGATGATCTGGGTGTCCAAGCCGTTGAGTGTCAGGTCGACCGACATCGGCGAACCTGAGTTGCTGCTCTCCTGCGACTGGCCGACCTCACCGAAGCTACCAACGCCCTGATAGGTGATGCCATCAATGACCAGGTCGCCGGTACCGGTATGCGCGAAGACCATGCCGTCCGGGAAGTCCAGCTGGCAGGCATACACCGCCATGAAGTTGCCTTTCGCAATGATGTCGACAACCGTCTGGCTGAAGGGGAAAACACCTGTGGCCATCAGAATGCCTCTCGAAACTGGAAGCTGCCGTTCGACACCACCGGCTGGATGTTCCACTGGTTGGTGTCATCCATGCGCCGCATCTCGCAGTAGGGGTTCTTGTACTCAACCGGGGTGCCGGCGGGGATGGACTTGCGAACACGCTTGTTCACGTAGACCACTGCCTTTCCGGCGGCATCGGTTGAGGCATGCTCCACCACTTCGAACATTTCGCCGCTAATGGTGATGTGGTCGCCTCGGCTGAACACCTGGCGGCTTGCCGTCATGCCCTGCAGCTGCAGGAACGTCGACTGGGCATTGGCCGATGCCACGACCGGGGCGCCGATGTTATCGGTCCGGGTTCGCGTGATCGATGGCACCTTCACGGTGCCGAACATCCCGTGCAGGCGGCCCAGCAACGATGTCAGCTCACGCTCATCCTCTTCGTAGAGCACGCCGAAGTTCAGCGTGCACATCCAATACGAGCCTGGCTGTGCCACGATCTGCTGGGAATTCGACAGCGACGAGGTGAACGCCCGGTTGTTGTAGACGATTCCCCAGGTAACCTCAGTGGGCTCCAGGGATTCCGGCCATTCCTCCGCCATTGAATAGCTCCAAGAAAAAGCCCGCCGAAGCGGGCTGGATCAATCATCTGCGCTCGAGCAACTGCCTCGCCGCGCCGTTCGTTTTAAAGTCGCGCAGCATCAGCTGGTAACCACCCTGGGCGCCATCCAGTGCTACCTTCCGGATATCCTCTTTGGACAGAGAGCCCGTCCCATTACTGAAGTGGAAGTGCTGAGTAATGCCGCCGAAAGAGACCGAGGATTCCCCGCCGCCGCTATCACCTGCGCCGGCGGCCATGACACCGAGCGAACCATCGGGCCCGCGATGGAGCGGCAGGATTGCCTCTGGCCCGGCCTCAGCGAAAATGCCGGCGCCCTTGGCGAAGGCGAACATCTGCGGGCTGTCGTACACCTGGCCGGAATAGGCCGAAAGGCTTGGCGAGTCATAGACACCGCCCTTGGCATTCTTCACGAACGATCCTTCGCTGAAGCCGGTCATGGTCCCCTGCCCCAGCGCCGAACTGCCGCCGCCCAAGAAGCCGAATGCCGAACTGAGGAAGCCGGCGGCCGCCTGACGCACCTGGATGCGAATCAGGTCCTCGATGATCGAGTCCGCGAAATCCTTGAACTCGAACTTCCCCGTTTTGACGAACTGGACAACCCCATCCTCCAAGTTGCTGAAGGCGTTGCTGAATAGGTCCTGGGTCTGACCCGCCACATCGGCTGCACTGTCGAGGTAGTTTTGCATAGCCGCCGAAGCGCCATTGGTCCAATCGGACTGCGCCGCGTCGATCTTGGCGAAGCTGTCCTCCTGAACCTGGACCAGTTTGGCGCCATACTCCTGCCTCAGCGCGATCTGTTGCTCCAGTTCCTGCCGCTGCTTCGCGGTCGACGCGGTGGCCAGTTCCTCGCGCAAGGCCAAGATCTTACTGTTGTTGTCCTGCTCCAGCGCCAGCCTGGCCTGCGCGCGGCTAGCGGCTTTGTCGCCCATGCCCACCGCTGCGGCAGCTGCATCACCCTGTTCACTTGCAATCGCCAGCTGACGCTCAAGGTCTGCCTGGTACTTCATTGCTCGACTCAGGCTGCTCGAAGCCTGCACAGCAGTGTTGAACTGCTCGGCGAGCGCGCCAATGGCCTTGCCATATTCTTCGGTGGTGATCTTCTTCTCAGCAAGCAGCAGGTCAAGGTTCTTGGTTTGCTTCTGGAACTCATCGGAAGCAGCACCGACTGGGTCGTACGCCTTTTTAAGCTGCTGGTATGCCGTCGCCGCTTCCTTCAGTTGCTGTGCAAGCTTCGTCTGCGCAGTGGTGGCGTCCTTGGTTTCCTGCTTCGCACCCTGGTTGGCCTTTTTCTGCGCCTCGATCGCACTCGCTGCCGACAGGATTGCCTGGCGATCGGTTTCGGTGAGGTCGGTGTGTTCCCCAAGGTAGCGATTGGCAATCTTTGTGGCGTCGCCATTGTCCTGCAGTCCGGCCAGCTGCTTCTGCAGCGTATCCAGGTAAGTCTGCCCTGCCGTACTCATGCCGGCTTTGGCAGCGTTGTTTGCCTGAGTGGCCGACGTGTTTACATCTGTCACACCGGTAAGCACGCGCAATGTTTCCGCGATCAAGCCGGAGCGCTGATCGGCGTCACTCACTGCGCCGGCCTGGGTGACCCACTGCTGAACGGTACCGGCCGGCAGCTTCAAGCGGTTACCGACTTCCTGCAAGATTGGAGACAGCCCCTGCCCCGCAGACCGAGCTTCGTTCAGCTGATCAATTAGACTCTGGTACTCGGTCAGCTGCCGGTTGTACTGTCCGCCGGAATCGCGTGCCGGAGCAGTCACAACGGCAGAGCGAATGGACTGGGCGAGGTCGCCGTAGGCGTCTTTCACCTTGTCGGTCGCGGTGACCTGTTCCTGCTGCCATTTGACCAGAGACGCTTCGCGCTGGTCCTTGTTGAGCTTGGCGAACTCTTCCCGCAGCTGCGACACGGGCTTATGCAGGTCGTCAAGGCTGACACCAGCCTGGTCAGCGTTGTCTCGTAACAGTAAGAAGCTCGCTGCAGCAGTGCCGGCCAGAATCGCCAACCCCATAGGCCCCCCGAGCGCCGAGAGCAATCCTCCGGTGGCGGCACGGGTCAAGTTGGCCTGAGCAATGGCCAGTGCTTCGGTCGAGGCGGTGAGCGCCGCTTGCTTGGGCAG